TCGAACTTAGCCGCCATATCCGAATCCGAAGCCCCTGTTTTTCAAACCCAAAAATTGTCAAACCCCGGGCTGCAGCCGCACCGCTGGAGGGCGAGAGGGCTGGGAAGGACCCGTGACGGGGGGGGGGTAGGCTTGAGGCTTGAGGCTTGAATTTACTCACGAAACGACGCCATTTGTGATGGCGCGGATTTCGTGGGCGAGGCGAGGCGGGAAGGCTGCGGCAGCGGCACGGAAGGCGGCGGCTGACTGGCCCTTGACCATTTCCTTCGGGACGTTCGGTCCGGCGATTCGCTCGATCGGGAAGCGTGCGCGGCCGGCGCGCCAGAACGCGTGCCCGCCAAGCCCTGCCGACATAAACGCGGACTTGTAGACTTTGCGGTTCCCCCACGGCGCGGCCGACACTCCGGCCTTGGTTTGGTAGGCCTTGAAGTGCTTCAGCGGGATCGGACCGCCGCGACACACAATTTCGTAGTGCAAACCGCCATAGCTCGCCCGCTTCCCGTGGATCCGGGAATACTTGGCGATGGCCGATTGTGGTGCCTTGATCTGTTGTGAGATGGCCCGCTTGACCTGTGTCTTGGCTTTATCGCCTGTGTGATTCAGCGCGCGGCGTGCCGCATCAGGCACCCGATTGCTCAGGATGTTGGCCGCGGCGATCATGCGTGCGACGCCGTCGCCCGCGACATTAATCGACAGCGTGGCCATTATGCACCATGTCTAGGACAGCGATTGCGGTAGCTGGGAATGGGTCGGCGGGCCTGTGACGCCCTGGTCGCTTGTGCGCTGGCGTCGTGCCAAAAGCGCCTATTTGGGCCATGAATGGCGGCCTTACCGGTCCCAGAAACGCGAAAGCCGAACGGGCGAACCCATCCGGCCATAGCTCTTGCGAGCATGCTTGTGATTCGCCGCGATTCGACGTTAACCGTCAAGCGGTTTCTTGCGGGAATGCCAGAGGGTCTCGCCAACGACGCCGAGCATGCCACTGACGACCACAGTCACGGCGATGATCGTTGCACCCCACGGGTTGTCGATCAGCCGGCGGTCGACCAACCACGCCGCAATAATGATTGCCTGCCCGATCAGCAGACCCCACACGAACCACGCCCACGCCAGTTGCGCGACCAGCCAGCCCATCGCCATCCCTCCCTCGAATTAGCTTGTCGTCCACATCGACGCGACGCTTGCTCATTGTTTTACGCCGTAGCTTGTCGCGCCCACGACTTGATCGCTTTGACGCCGCCTCATGCCGAGCGGTTCAACTATGTGGCTGAACGATCCATCGTGGTGCTCTCGGATTACCTCAACCCATGTGCCGTCGATTTCAGCTTTGACGATCACGTAGTCACCAAGCCGAACGAGGTGAATCCCCGACACTGGAACAGGTTCATGACGCTCTGGCGCTGCGCACCCAAACACCGCTGGAAAGTCTTCGTCCGTCACAATGTGGGAGCAGATCCTGCAAACGTGCGCTGGCTGGCCGCAATCATCCGTGTCGGCGCGCCACTCGTGCGAACATGCGCGAAACGCGGCATTAGCTCGCTCGGCGCACGACGGGCACAGCCAATGATCAGGCATCGAAATCATGTCCTCCACCGGAAGCGTGGTCGGGCAAATCTCGCATTGCTGCATATCGCGATCCATGATCGGCTCCTATCTATGCAGCTTCTGAAAACAGGTCGTCTGTTGCCTTGACACCATCGCCAGACGCTTCGACCAGATCACGCGCTCGAAGCCGGGCTAGATAGGCATCGCGGCTGGAGCGCTTGTATCCCGTGGCCTGGTCGATGGCTTCCATTCTGCGATCTGGCGCGCAACATCGTCGACACGACGCCACGCAATCCGGAGCGGACGGTTGCTCTGCGGAAGCTGCTTGAGGCCAAGGACGCCGCCGTCCGGGCGGGGCTGTGATGGCGCTCCCCGGCCTGCCTCATGGTGATGACAAGGGCGATTATCCGGTTGACAAACCCAGCACTTGGGTTTGTCAACCGGATAATCGCCATTTCAAAGAGGATATGGAATACGCCATGAAGCTGTGGCTCGAAAAATCGAGCATGTCTGAATTCAGCGTGACAGGCGTCACGCTGCATCCCGGCAACAAGTACGTGGCTCGCATTACAGTCGCACCACCGCACACGCCACCAACCAAAGACACGGCGTAAGGTCGGATGTAGTCACAGCCCCATCTCCTTGCATGCTGCCGCTTCGAGCGCGGCTTCGAACTTGCGCAGGCCACGGCCCTGCTCGCGCAGCGTCGACGCGCGGCGCACGGTGCGGTCGAGCAGCGCCGACAGCGCGGCATCATCCCAGATCCGCACGCCGATGCGCTCGGCCATGTCAGACACGGCCAATTCGAACATCGACAGGTCGAGGTCGGCGCCGAGATCGTGGAACCCATGCCGCAGCGGGTCGGACAGCCCGCCACGCTGGTCGGCGTAGTCGGCCAGCAAGTCGACGACGGCGGTCGACAAACGGTCGCGGTCCGGCACGCCCCGACACCACCAGCGGCATTGCGTGCCGAGGAAAAAGAACGGGTTCTTATCGAAGGTCGAGCTGACCGTGTCTTTCCAGCTTGCCGTCTTGGCGAGTTTGGCTGGCCACACGCCCCGGTTATGGCCGATCCGCGTGGCAACCGCGCCGTCGCGGCCGAACAGCGTGATGCTGACCGGGCCGTCGGTGGCGACGAGGCACAACGCGGCCGGATCGAGCACCTGGAACGCCATGCGCTTTTCCTCGCTCCAGCGCTGCCGCGCGTCGGCGTGGACCTCGGGCGGCTTCGGCCGGGGCGGCAACGCGGCTGCCGTGTCGAGACCGTACGTGGCGGCGATGTCGGCGGCTGTCGGCATGGGTGCTCTAGGCCTTTCGGTGTGCGGAATTGGCGGCGCGGACGGCGTTAAGGCGGGCCGCGGCAACGCGCGTGCCGGATGTTGGCCAGAGGTTCGCAGCGGACCACACCGCGTCGATGCCGGTGGCGTAGGCGGTACGGGCGGCCTCGTGCGAACAGCCGAGACGGCGGCCGATTTCGCGCCAGCCGAGCGGCGGGTCGAGTGCCCGCAGCCGGATCGCGCGGCGTGGGCGCTCCATCGCCGGCTCGTGAACGGACGCCAGCCAGCCCAGCGCCATCAGCAGATCGTCATGATCGCGGCCGGTCGGGACAACGCGATCGGGCGGCAGGTCCATTGCTGCGAGCTCACCGGGAGCCAATGGCAGTGTCGCCGACAGCCGCGCGAGGATACCAGCGAACGTCGCACATCCCGGACGCTCGACGCGGATCGCCGTCTCGGCCAGCAAGGCACGCATCACGCGGCCCTCGGCATCCCGTCGCGTTACGGCCCCGGCGGGGGCATACGCGACCGCCGACGGATCGCGCCACCATTGCCGCTCGACGGGCCCAGCCTGGGCGTCGGTGGCCGCGCCTGGGTTGCGGCGGGCGTGCTCGCGGTCGTCCTCCATCTCGCGAGCCAGGTGCGCGGCCTCGGCGTCATCCACGGCGCGGAACTCCTGCGTCGATGACCACATCCGACCTTCGCGGGTCGTGCCGTCATCGATGCGGGCGGGCGGCGGCAACGCCAACCGCCACGCGCGCTCGTCCTTCGGCCGCCAGTAGGCCGGATGCTCGCCGGGTAGCGTGTGCCACCCGGCCCACGGCCGGCGCGGATCGGATGGCAGGTCGTACACCGGCAGAAACACGGGGCGGCCGTGGTCGTGCGTCAGCCACGTCAGGCGGCGCGAACGCGGATGCGGCACGCGGGCGGCTTCGAACGGCGGGCGCGATGTCACCCACCAGACGATGATCGCGACGCCGTCTGGCGGCATGGTGTCGGCCGGATCGTACCAGCGCGTTTCGGTGATTTCCTGGCTCACGCGCGTCTCCGCCGCAGCAGTTCGCGCGCCATCCAGCCCAGCAGGTAGACGATGCACAACACGCCCGCGCCCAGCGCGAACGAACCGGTGAAGCCGCTGACGTAGAGACCAGCGGTCAATGCCGCCAGGAACGTCCAGGCAGCGGCCGGATCGTCCGGCGGCGGTGCAGGGCTGGGCGCGGACCGGGCAGCCGGTGGCGCGACATCGTCGTTGGCGGCGGGCGGCGGCGATGGCAATCCGATCCTCATGGCGCGGTAACCTCCATTATGCCCACAGCTACGGCCGGAGACGGCAGGTCGCGCCAAGCGGCCGGGGTCGACATCTCGACCGTTCCCGTCTCCGGCTCGCGCTGGAAAAAGCTGCGCGAGGCCGGCGACACGATGCCGATCATCAGCCAGCCGGTGACGATGCGCCCCTGCGGCAACAGGAACTCGACGGGCCGCTCGTGCGCCAATTCGGCCATGGGGCGGAAGTTCTGCGGGTGGCGATAGCTCATGGCTCGGAACTCCCAGAGGCCAGCACCCGCCCCGTCGACGGCTCGATCTCGAACCACGCCGGGCCCTCCCACAGCAGGGCGGTTCGCGTCGGGCCGGTCAGCGGCGCGGGGTCTGGCGGTGGCAACGCGAACGGCGGCGTGCTCGACGGAGCCGCGTAGGCCGGATGCCGGTGCGGGCGGGGCGCTGGCGCGCGATCAGTCTGCATCGGCGGCCCCTCCCCGGACGGCGGCGCGAACAGCGGCTTGGGCTGTTTCGATACTGTTGGGAAGGCCAGCGGCGCGGCGGTACAGCGCGACCTCGGCCTCGTAGGTCAGCTGCGCGCACTGTGCTTCCTCGTCGAGGCGGCGTTCGCGGACGCACTGCTTCAATGCCTTGACGTTGAAGCCCTCGCCCTTGGCTTCGGCCTTGAGCTGTTTCAGCGCCTCCTGCGCCTCGGAGACATCGTCAAGAAGAGTGCACCAGCGCGTCACGTAGGTGTCGATGGCGGCGTCGGTGTTGCTCATGGGCAGGCCTCCTGGCGTGGCGGGTCGTCGGTGGCTGGGATCGAGATCGCCGTTTGCGACCTCAAGCCCGGGTCTTCGTCGAGGCAATCGATCACCAGCGGTTCGGAGATGCCCAGCGCGGTGGCAATTTCGACCGTATCCAGGCCCAGTGAGAACAAGCGGTGAACGACGGCGGATGCGTCGATGATCATGGACGTCATGGCTGGCCCGCCCACGCGATTTCCGGGCGGCCGCGCCAGGCCCAATCCCAGATGAACCAGGCGTGGTTTTCCGAAGGGCCAGCGGGCTTTGGTTGGCCGGACTGCGCGGGCGGCGGATCAAACCATTGGATGCGACTGGTCAGCACCAGCTTGCAGCGGAAAGCGGCATGGTCGGCGAAGAACCGGCGGCGCGTCTTGGCGCTGTCCCACGCCACCGGCAGCAGCATCGCGACGACGCCGTCACCTGCTGTCAGCATCAGCGCGCGATCGACAAACGCATCGGCGAGTTTGTAGGGCGGGTTGGTGATGATGCCGCACACGCCGTCCGGCATCGACCGCGCCACGAGAAAATCCTCTACATTGGCGGGCTGATACGCCGGCATGACATCTGACGCCACAACGCGCAGCCGACGAGCCCGCAAAGCCGCGACCATGCGGCCTTCACCGCATGCCGGCTCCCAGAAACGGCGACTTGTTTGCACGCCATCGAACCTCTCAAGCCAGTCGATCAGCACGTCCGTCACCCACGGCGGCGTCTGGTAGGCATCGTGGGCGATCCGCGCGTAACCGCTGTCGCGCTGCGCCATCACGCGCTCTCCCGGTGTGTCGCGGGCCAGCGCGGTTGCACCTGCGGATGTTGCGGCATCGGAACCGTCGCCAAGGCCGCCAGCACATTCGCCGCCGTGTCGAGCGTCGCGGCCACGGGAACGCCGTCCGCTGAGGCCACCGCGCGGTAGATCGCCGCCAGCACGGCGGCCCGTACCGGATCGAGCCGGAAATCCACAGCGACGGCCGCCGGATCGAGATGCGGCGGCAGGTTGGCGGCGACCGCGAAGCGCAGGTCGGGCAACGGCCGGACCGACGCGCGGCGGATGTACCACGCCGCCTTGAGCAGGTCCTGGCGCGGATCGGCGGATTTGCGCCCGGCCCGCAGCAGGTAGTCCACGGCCTGCGTCAGGTGCGGCCCGAGCCGCCACGCCTCGGTGACCTCGATTGACTGCAAGCCGGACGTGCCACGGTAGTGCGACGGCGCCGTCACGGCGTCATGGTGGACGCTCATGCTGCCCCTCCCGCGAGCTGTTCGATGTGGGCCCGGAACCGCGCGTCGTTGGCGGCAAACCATGCGCGCACCTCCGGCGGGACATCGAACGCGGCGACGAAGGTCCGTCCTGACGGATCGCGCTTCGGCGCAGCCACTGGCTTGTCCGGGGCGAAATAATCCACCGCCATCATCGGCCAGCCGTGCTGCCGCGCTTGCGTGTGCCGGCGGACGCGCTCCGCCACCCGTTCGCGTAACCGGATGGCAGTCCGCACGGCCAGATCGTGGACGGACGGGTCGGACTGCGCCCGGCGCTGGTGCGACCGGATGCCGTGGATCACCGTCGTGTGGTCCCGGCGAAGGCGGCGGCCGATTTCCGACAGGCTGCTGCGGGTGTTGGTACTGGCCAGGACCATCGCCAACTGCCGGGCGATGACCAGAGATCGTTGACGGCGGTCGGACACGAGGTCGTCGCGCGTGTGGCCGCTCTCATCGGCGACGGCGGCGATCACGTCCTCGACCAGCACGCGGCTGACGGGGCAGCCTGCCGGCGCAGGCGGCGGCTGGGCAGGCGCAGCCGGGGTTGGCATCATGGCGTGGTCTCCTGTGGCTTGGGGATGGCGGCGCGGCGTTCGGCGGCGGTTGCGGCGGCGAGGTGCCGGGCGGCGATCTCGCGGGCCGCCGCCGTGTGGGCAGCTGGAGACCGGGCGGCCCGAAGCGCGGTCAGCACCTGCGTCCACTCCCTCGACGAGGCGGGCTGAACCGGGGTCGTGTGAACCGTGGCGGGCTGAACCGTTACAGGTTGCGATGCGGCTGGGTTTGACGGTGACGGCAACAGCCGGGCCAGGCGGGTGCGGAGCTGGGCCTCGGCGCCGTGCTCGATAATGGTGCGAATCGCGCTTTCGGCGAGGTCGAGCATCGCGTTGATCGGATCGGACGGCGGCTCGACCGGCAGCTGGCGATGATCCACGTGCCGGGCCGCGCTCATGGCACGGCCTCCGCAGGAGCGGCGGAAACAGCGGTGGGCGGCTTGGCGGTGAGCGGTTTGGCAGAGGGTGGCCACGACGCCGGCACGGTCCAGCTGTCGAACCGGTCCATCAGCTGCGCTGTCTTGGGGCTGGTCGTAGCGAAGTGGTCGACCCACGCCCGCCATTGCTGCGGCGAGCGCTGGCGGTTGATCGCCACCATCAGGCCGCCGGCCTTGACCGCATCGATCGCCTTGGCCAGCCGCGGCGGCTTGACCGTGTCGACGCCATCGTCGGCCAGCAGCTGGAGCACCTTGGCGAGATGCGGACCGGGCAGGTTTCGCGAGGATGCAGCCGCGGCGCGCAGATCCGCCAGAGCGGTCGACGACGAAAACCGGAACCGCTCCAGCAGCGGGGCTATCAGCCCTTCGACCACCGGGCCATGGCGGCCCTCGGCACGCAGCGTCGCCAGCCACCCGGCCTGTTTCGAGCGAGCCGCCGCGGTCAGGGTTGTATCGTCCTGAACAAAACCAGCCGAAGGCCCTGTACCCCCGCTTGCGGGGGTTAGGGGGAATCTTTCTTTTCTTGGAGTGTTATCTCTTGGACTATTAGCGTGAACCTCCTTCACATGGCTGATGTCGTCAGGTTCACATGGACCATGTGAAGGAGGTTCACGTGGCGTGGCGTCCGTGTGAAGGAGGTTCACGTGGCCGGATGCCTGATTTTCAGCGCTATGCGCGTCCTGCATATCGGACGTTTCGGACGCCGTTTCCGGGGCAATGGCCGCGCCGGTTTCGGCACTCGCGTCGGTCGCCGGATGCCGGGGCAGCTCGGCCGCATCGGGGAACTTCGGCAGGTAGTGGTTGCGCAGGTGGCGGCCGTCCAGCGACCGGCGCTTTTCGATGGCGATCAACCCGGCGTCGACAGCGTTCTGCAGGTGCGTCGCCATCGAGCGGTTGGACAGCCCGCTGTCGGCCATCAGCTGCTCGATTCCGGGGAAGCACCCAGCGCCGACGTCGGATAGGTAGTTGCCGATAGAGTAGCAGACGAGCTTGGTCAGCGGCGGCACGTCGGCCTGCCGGATGGCGTCGCGCCACGTCCACGGGGGAATTCGGCTCATGGCGCGCCCGCCCGTGCCGCCCAGACCGATGAAACTCGGACCTGTGGATTGCGGGGATGATTCGGGCATCCCAGTCGACGCACCCGGCGCCGCGTGTCAGTGTGATGGTGCGCCATGGATCGGCGTCTCCGGTTGAAACAGCACTTCTCACGGCCCGGCTGCCGCACAGCCGGGCCGATACGTCAGGGCTAGGTGGATGTCTGGTGTGGCGGCGAGGCTATTGAGTCTTCGACCGTGAGCCGGCCTGACAGACGCACGAGGTCATAGACGCTCAACTTTGGCAGCGTGACGCGAACAACATGCAGCGCGTGTGTGATAGCCGCCGGCTCGTGATCCGGAGACCTGTTGGCGAGTTCGTCTGACGTGAGGGCTCGGCACAAATCTCCGTCCAGCTCATGCGGCACGTAGATGTGCAGGTCGTAGGTGACGTGAGTTTCGGTTTCGACGTAGCCGCGATTGACCATCTCGCGGACGGTAATGGTCGACACATCGATTTCTGGCACACCTATCTCGTTCGCATCCGGCGCACCGGACACGGCTGGGTCGTTGGTCATGGGGCATCCCCGTTTCGACGCACGCACCAACGCACAGCACTGACGCCCCACCGGGCGCCACGCACACCTCCGGCCGTCCCCGGCCAGACCCGGCCAGGACGCCAAATTCAGGCCGCCTCAGGCCGCAAGCCTGAGACCGGACGTCTGGTCCGCCCGGCGTTCCACGCCCCTCGCGGCGCCGGTGCTGGCCATCTCGGCCCGGCTGGCGATGCGATAGATGTGATAGCGCTCGGACGGCTGGCGGCTGACGAGCCGTGCCAGATAGCCCCGCAAAGCCGCGTACTGCTCGCCCCCGGCAATCCGCCGGCGGGCTGCCACGACACCGGGGCGCGACGACAGCAGCACCCGAAACCGGTCGAGACTGATGATTTCGAGGCCGGCTTCGTCCGTGTACCAGCGGAAGAATTCGGCGATATCGTCATGCGGCCAGTACTTACCGGCAAAGCAGCTGTGCCCGGTCTGTGAGCCGTGATCGCGCATCCAGTCCAGGAAGCCGTCGACCAGCTCGTCCTCGCTCGCCCGGCGGCGCTCGCGCAGCGGGTCCGGCGGTGTCAGGTGGGGGTCGGGCGTCATGCCGCCATCCCCGCGTCTGTCATGTTCATCGTTCGTCCTCGCGTGGCCGTCAGAGTGTGCCGGGTGGCGCATCCTGGCGGCGGGTCTCGTGTCTCGCGTCTCGTGTCGGGCAAAAAGGACGGCGGCTTATGGTCGGCCGCCGTCAAGTTTACCCGGGGAAGGGTCCGCACGTGCTCAACGCAACCACCAACTGACGCGACGACGAACGCGGGTCACGACTCCTGCCATACTGGCCGTCTCACCAACCGATGGAGGCCGCCGTGACGACTGAAGTTGAACTCAAAAATCTTATTGCCACTGTCGAGGAAATGGCTCGCGGACGCGCCGACCAAATGAATGCCATCGCTGGACTTCTCGGCATCGTGACCGGCGTTTTGATTGAAAAGCAGCTGACGACGGGCGACGCCATGATCGCAGCGATCGAGAGGATCAGCATGCAGGGCTCCCCTCATCAGAGGGAGATGCTTGCGATTGCCCAGAGCGCGTTGTCGCCACGACCGAGGCAGTGAGCCCGGACGCAAAGCTGGCCATCGCCGCACGCGATTCCGCGTCGAGGACAGGCGCTGGATTAGCTGACGCATCCTCCTGCTCAACGTAGGCGATCAGGCGATCTGCCAGCGCCGTGATGTCGTCAGCCGTGGCCGTTCGTGGCAACCGCATGAGAGCGGACGAAAGCATCCGCTCGCGCAAGTCGCGGCGGCGATCGGCGAGACGCGCCTCCAGCTGCGCGATCCTCTGTTTGAGGTGATCGCGGCCGGTCGAAGATTGAACGTCGGGAAACGGATGGACGGCCGTCTCCGCCTGTGGGCTGATCATGTGCTTTGCTCTCCCGTAGTTGCGGCGCAGCCCGCGTTAACTGTTTCACGTGCAACACAGTCGTCGGGCAGGGTGGACGATGAGTGGCTACCTGCAGCGCCAACCGTGTCTCGCGACACGATCCACCGCCCAGCGCGACGGCCGGGCACGCACGGCAAGTCACGCAGAACTCCTATGCGGCGCGCCGCGACGCGCATGCTCGCCCCGTGGCTGTGGCGCCGAATCGACAAAATCGTTGGCGGTTACCTCCCCGCCGGTAGCTGCGACGATGCGAGCAAGAATCGCCGACTTCGGCATTCGCCCGTGCACGTACCGCGTGACAGCGCTGCGTTCGGCTCCAATGAGGACGCCGAAGGCTTCGTGTGTCAGTCGTCGATGCTCTAGCCATGCGGCTAACTTCATCGTGCGTTCCTCCAGTGACGGGCATTGGTGGCGATTTGTCACCAGTTGTCAACGGCATCGTGGTGACAAATCAGGTATTTCTGCGCTAGCCTCTGGCAGCGATACTTGCGGCATGGGACAGATTCGCCTCAGAGAAGCCCGCAAGACGCATGGTTTGACGGTTCGCGCGCTAGCGGAACTGGCTGGCGTTGATCACACAACCGTTTCTCGCATTGAGAGCGGGGAAAGGCGTCTGTCGGTTCAGATGGCACAGAAGTTTGCCAGCGCATTGAACACCACCGCGGCCCAATTGCTGGGCATCGATGAACAGTCGGCAAGTGGCACGGTGAACGGCGGACTGTATGAGCAGGAGGCCGTTCCCTACGAATGGCAAGACAACGGTGGCTCGATGCCACTGGTGCTTCATCGAGGCGCAAAAGATACGGTGTTTGCCTACACTGTTGCGAGCAGCTCGCTGGACGAGTTGTCCTACCGCCCGGGTGATATCGTTCTCGTCGACATTGGACAGGCTGCCGTCGACAACTTGAAAAGTGGCAAGTGCGTCGTGGCGCAACACTACGCAGGCGGTGGCGCCAACACGATACTCCGCCAGTTTATTGCGCCACAGCTGCTGATTACAAACAGCCGTCGTCACAACCTTGCGACACTCAACCTCGAGGCCGACGACGTTGTGATCAAGGGCATCATCATCGGTCAGTACACGCCACGTCAGGCTTGACCAGGGCTAGTCCGCGTACAAGCGGCAAAAGCTGGGCCGCGCCGATCTGAGCGGTTACGGCACCAGCGCACGAGTTCTGGTGCATGAGCTGGATGAACAGAGCGCAACTCAGCAAGTGCAAGGGCGCCGCCGCGGGGCAGGCTGGCCCATTGAACCTTCCGTAGCTCATCTGACTTCAGGGCTAGGACGACACCGTCGACGATCATTTTGTTTCCGTAGCGATCGACCATGGTGGAACGATCGACGACGATTAAGTAATTGGCTGGCAAGCGATCGTCAGGCTTTTGCGCTATCCATGCCCCGATTAGGCCGATCCGAATGCCGAGATCGTCGAACGTCCTGTCACGCCCCCCGTCCCCATCAAAAACAACCTCAGTGGTTCCAGGTGATGACTGTTTCCACTCAAGCACACCTAGATATTGAATGGCCTTAGGATCACGCGGGCCGAATTGAGCCACATAGGCGGCCTCAGCTTCGGCCAGCTTGCGCTTCTCATCTGCAATCGTCCGAAGGCGATTGCGCTCCTGGCCGGCGGCCTGATGAAGCTGAATGGCTGATGGCGCGTTGAGCGACCACGCCATCACGCCCAAAAAGGCCAGCGCACACAACGCCCCAGCGGCCTGCAGAATGTGATGATTGGTCAGCATCAGAACGGTGCCAAACAGTAGCGCGAAGGGCCATGCTCCCAGCGCATCGTAGACCGCGAAAGCCGCTTCGATCGCCATAACCCCCCCCCCTCAGACAGCAACAGTTGGTGACAAATCTCTGAGTTTGTCACCAACGCCCCTTGACGTTTGGTGACAAATCGTCACCAATGTTATCCAGGCGCTTCGGTCATGCGTGCGCCATCAGCCATTATCAGCACACCACGGACGTTTGCACCATGCCCCACCCATCAACCAGTCAAGGCATCCCGACGTTGGCGCCCGGCGAGTCTTTGCAGCTCTCAGGGCCGACCATTCCAATGTTGTTTTACGGCCAGGACCTGAAGCTGCGCGTCAGCGCGCCAACCGCAATTCGACGTGTCGCACGATGGCGTTCAGCATCTTCTGGCTTTCTTGGTCAAGGGTGGCGGAGGCGAAATCGGCCGTGTCTGCGATGCGGTCGAACCACATCCGGACATCACGCGACGCCGAGCCAATCGCATCATACGTCGGGTCAGCCTTGGCGTTGTCCACATAACGCTCCCCGACCTGCATCACCATCAAAGCCTCGAGAGTCAAAAGCCGCGCGAGCACGCGGTCGACGCCTGCGTTGAACGGCCCTTGGCGATTTTCCATTGGGTAGTCCTTTCGTGTCCTGAAGGGATTGCTCAGGCCGGAGCGGGATGGCTGTCCCGCTCCGGCACCGCCCACACTGCTGCAGTTTTCAAAGTCCTGTCCCGTCAGCGTTTGTCTCGATCCGTGCGTCTCCACACCCATCTTCTGGACCTCGCCACCATGACCCTGACGCCGATTTCGATTGATCCCACCGCCGAGCTTGCGCACATGTCGCCACGCGCGCTGCTCGCCCACATCACCGCCGCCGTGACATGCCTCGCCCGTGACGGCGTGGTCATCTCGGGCGAAGTCACCGTCGGCCTCGACGCGCTCGACGAGTGTGTCCTCGAACACGAACACCGCACCGGAAGGCTGCCGCCGGTCGTAGCCGGCGCCGCCCCACGCGCCGGGTTCCTCCACGTCGTCACCGCCGCCGATGTCGGAGGCGGGCCATGACGCTGATCACGCTTCCCGATGGCAGCCTCGTCGCGCCGCACGCCGTGACCCGCGTGCAGGCCACGGCCGGCCACACCAACCCGCGCACCGGGCAGGTCACGCCGCCGCAGCTGCTGGTTGAAACGCGGCACGGGCTGACTCGCATCGACGCGGCCAATTACGATGCTGCCGTCGCCATGCGAGATGTGGTTCGGCTCGACATCGTGACGGCCGCGCAGGCCGCCGAGTTGAAGGGCTGGCGGCCGCCGCTGGCCACGGTGGCAGACCGCATGCGCGCTGGTGTGAGAGCGATGGACGCGGCCGGCGGGGCCGCCAATGACCCCATGCGCCTCGTCACCAACGGCAACGAGGCCCGCCTCGCAGCCATCCCCGACCCACACCCCGACCCCGCCGTCGAAAGCCAACTGAAAATCCTGCGCCGCACGGCGCGCGACCTTGGCATGGCCGGCGCGGTCCGGGAGGCCCGCGACGCGTTTCGCCAGTCCCTGCGCGTCGGCTGCGCGCTCGGCCGCCAGCCCTACCCTCACGACGACGACCCGTCAGGGTCACGGGCGCGCACGGCCGACACCGACACCTACACAGACCCTGCCGATCTCGCGGCGAGGCCCGCGCCTCCGTGCGGCGCAGCGGGGGCCGATGTCAACTACTCGACCGCACGAGGTCGTTCGCCGGATGGAACGTCCAGCGCCGCAGGTGCGCCATGAGCTTCGGCAGGCCCAAGCCCTACGACAGCGACGCCGACGGCCCGGCTGCGTTCGAACGCCAGGACCGCGAGCGCCGGGAACACGAGGCGGCCTGCGCGCTCGACGGGGTCGCGGCCGTGCTTGTCGACAACGCCCTTCAAGGTGCGCACGAGGCGTTGTCGGCCATCAACACGCGCAGCCTCGGCTACGCCCAGCGCATGGCGATCACCGGCGCACTGTCGTCGATCGAGGCGGCCACGCTCGCGCTCAAGCGAGCGCGGGCCACGCCGCCAGAGCAATCGCCATCCCAATCCACATTGCAATTCACATCCCTGGCCGCGAAGGGCCTGGAGGCTGACCCGCCACAGGTCAGCGCCAGTGCGGCCGGTGACCACGCCCAGGCCGCTCCCGGGGTACGGGGGCGGTCTGGGGTAGGTGGCCGACGCACGGCCGGGAGGCGGGCATGACGGACGCCACACCAGACCTGTCCGTCCATCTCGACGCCGTGGAGCGCGAGGCGCTGGCCGCCGACGAACCGTCGCTGGCGGCCCAGATCGAGGAGGTCGAGCGCGAAATCCGCCAGCGCGTGCGGACCTATCCGCAGCTGATCGCCAAGGGCCGGCTGAAGCCGGACACGGCCGGACGCAAGATCAACGCCATGCGGCACGCCCACACCACGCTGATGTGGCTCGCCGCACACCAAGACTGGATCCGCGCTGAGGCCCGGCGACGGGCCGCCCACGCCCGCGATCTGCGCGAGCTGGCCACCATTGAGGCAATGCCGGAAGTACAGGCCGTTCTCGCGGCCCTGCCTGGCGCGGTCGTTGTTGCCGCCAGCGTTCCGCAGGCCACGCCAGCGGCATCGTCATCTCACCAACAGGGGTCACTCACGTGAACATTTTTCAGGTGTTGGGCAGCGCCATGGGTGCCAGCCGGCAAAAGGTCGAGAAGCCGGTCGACCTCATCGTCGCCAACGTGCTGCACGACGCGACCGGCGTCGAGCGCGAGGTCTCGTCGGTCAAGAGCGACGGCAAAGCCCTCTACGACGACGACATGCGCCGCACGCTGCAGGAGGCGACGGCCCGCCGGCTGCTAATGGATATCGCTGACCAGGCGGCACTGCCCAACGTGCTGCGAGCGCTCGCCGCCGTCGGCGCGCCAAGCCGCATCGAAGACATCGCCGAGGGTATCGCCGCCATCCGCGAACGCCAGACGGCCGCCAACGCGGCCGGGGGGCGTTGACCATGGGGCTCAACAGCAAAGCAGCGCTCGACGCCGTTAACCGTCCGCTGCCGCCAGCCGACGACCTGCTCGAAGCCGTGGCCATGCGGATCGTGCGGTATGCTGTTGGACCAGATGCGGCCGAGCCATGGGACAAGTCGTTCCATGACCTCTGCGAGGACGGGCAGAGAGCGGCCTACGCCGTCGCCGCCGAGGTCCTGGAGATGCTCGGCAGCGCAACACGCCGATCGCCGGCCTACGTCACAGCCATGCCACCGCTCGGCGTAGCAAGCACACCCGTCCGGCTTGACGACATCGACGGCACGCCGCGCTTCGTCGGGCATCTTTACGCACTCATCCCCGGCCCGACTCCAAAGGCCGTGCTGTACGACGGGCAAATCTACGTCGACACCGGCAATGTCCACGGCTCCGGCTCGGTGCCGACGCGGCACATCTACCGGCGCTCGACGCCAGCCGTTGTCGCCGCGTCGCAAGCGATGGGGGCTCGCCCATCATGAGCACGCAACCCACGAGCACCCCGGCCACGAGTATCCCCTACGCCAAGCTGACCGCGCCGGATGCGATCAACGCCCGCCCGTCGACCAAGGACGGACTGGATGAGCTCGCCGCGTCGATCGCCGCCAAGGGCTTGATACAGCCGCTCGCGGTGCGCCCGGCCGATGGCGGCAAGTACGAGGTCATCGACGGCCGCCGGCGCTTTGCCGCCATCGGACGCCTGGTGAAGGACAAGCGTTGGAAAAAGGACGCGGCGATCGCCGTCGTCGTCCGCAACGAAACCGACGCAGAGGCGCTGGAAACCAGCCTCGCCGCCAACACGCTGCGCCTGCCGATGCACCCGGTCGACCAGCATGCGGTGTTCGCCCGTCTCGCCGATGGCGGCGTGGCGGCGCCCGAGATCGCCGCCCGGTTCGGGATCGCCGAACGGACGGTCCGCCAGCAGATGGCGCTCGGCCGCCTTGCACCCGTCATCCGCGACGCCTGGCGCAAGGGCAAGATCGACGCGGCGGCGGCGCAAGCGTTCGCTGCTTTCGGCGCACCCCACGAGCGTCAGGCGTCGGCCTACGAGGCGCTGCGCAAGCAAGGAGACTGGTGCCTCCGCCCGGCAAGCATCCGGTTGGAGATGGCGCCAGACCGCCAGAAGGCGGCGACCCTGCCGCAGGCGGCTCTCGACGCTTACCTCGCGCGCGGCGGAACGCTGACCGACGACCTGTTCGAGGACGCACGCTACGTCGACGACGAGCTGCTGATGGCTGCGATCAAGCGCGAGGTCGCCGACGCGAAACTCGACGCGCTGCGCACCGAGGGCTGGGGCTGGGTCGCCCTGGCCGACGACCTGCCACAAGGATGGCCGGGCGG